AGGGTCTTGAATGCGGTGACGGCGGGATAGGTGCTGGCCCCCGAGCGGATGGTGGTCAGGCCGGGCATCTCGGTGCCGATCAGGAAGGCATCGACCCCGCCTGCTGCGGCACAAAGGTGCGCGTAATGCAGAACCATGCGGCGCAGTCCCCAGTCGCTGGGCGAGCCGGTAAAGGTGACGGTCTCGCCCGACACGCTGAAATTCCCCGGCGTCGCCGCGCCGAACAGCGCCGTCACTTGCGTTGCGGCCGTGCCGGTCTTGTCGACCGATCCGGTAAAACCCGCTGCCGGAGAACAGGTGATCCGCCCCCGCCAGGGGAACGCGGGCTGGCCCGGCGTGGCAGCATTGGCGCTGTAGGGGTTCGGCAGCGTGTTGCCGGGCGGCACATCCATCAGCAGAAACGGATAAAAGGTGACCCGCAACCCGCGCGCCTTCATCTCCTGGATCGCTTGCACGACCGCGAAATCCGCAGGCGTGCCGCCATAGACCGGCCGATCTTCGGCGTCACGGCTGACCAGATGCGCGCTGGCCCGGCTGACCCCGTTCACCGACCAGTTGGCGGGCGTGGTGGCTTTGGAGGCGACCTCTACACCCGGTTTCACCTTGCAGGATCCGGCGCGCAGGTCGTTGCCGAACCAGGCCACGACGAGGCTGACGCTTTCGACCGCCGGGGCCATGGCCTGCAGCCGGTCCAGTGCCACGACGATGTCCGGCTGGTCGGGCAGCGCGTTCAGGTTCTCGGCCACCGTGGCACCACCGCTGCCCTTGCGGATGGCGTCGGTGGCATAGGTGAACTCGCCCGAGGCCGGGATCATTGTGACGGCGCGGGTCAGTCCCTCGGCGGTGTCGGCATCGGCCAGCGGGCGGAACACCTCGAAGCTGAGTTGCGGCAGGCGGTTGCCGAAGGTCGCCAGCGCCAGATCCTCGAACACGACATAGGCCGTGCCGCGATAGCCGGGCGTGTTTGCGGCCCCCATCTTGGCGGCGATGAACGGATCGGCCGTTTGCCCCTCGTTGCCAGGATACCAGCGCCAGGTCACGCCGGTCATGTCCATCGCTTTGCCGTCCGCCCAGACGCGACCGATGCCGGTGACTGGCCCTTCGCAGAGAGCCACGGCGAAGCTGGCATAGTAGAGGTATTCTGTCGTCTTGACCTTGCCGCCCCCGCCGCCCTTGCCGCCGCCTTGGGTTGTGGTCTTGGTCTCCTCGCGGAAATCCGTGGCCCAGATGATGTTGCCGCCAATGCGCATCCGGCCGTAAAGCCGCAGGATCACCGCCCCTTCGGAGGCCGAGGTGATGCGCAGCGTATCGAGCCGCGCGCCCTCGATCCGCTGTGCCGGGGCCAGCGACGACACGATCCAGCTGTCGACGACCGAACCCACGGTCGAGCCGATGAATCCACCGATGGCTGCGCCGGAAAAGCCGAGAATCGCGCCGCCAAAGGCGCCGCCGATGGCAGTGCCGACAGCGCCGAGGACGAGCGTGGCCATGGAAAACTCTCAGCGTTGGGGAAAGAGGAAGGCGAAGGAGATGCGCCGTCGCCATGTCGGGGTCAGCGGTTCCTCGATCACGCCGAGCCGCTCGTAGGCATGGAGGAAGGTGTCGGGGCCGGTCAGGATGCCGACATGCTTGGCGATGGCGCGCGGCATCATGCGGAAGAGGATCAGCGCGCCGGGCGGGGCATCGGCGGGTGCGATTTCCGGCATCATGCGGCGCGCGCCATCGGCCAGCACCTCGCGCGGGCCGCTTTCGCCCCAGTCCCTGCTGTAAGGCGGGATCGGGAAAGGTTCGGGCCCGACAACCTCGCGCCAGACACCGCGCGCAAGGCCAAGGCAGTCGCTGCCAACGCCCTTCAGGCTGGCCTGATCGTGGTAGGGCGTGCCGAGCCAGGACCGTACGACGGTGATGACCATGTCGGGATTAGCAGGCGTCACAGCACCGCTCCTTCGTGGCCGCCATCGGTGGTGGCATAGCGCAGAACTGCGTCCTGGCCGGGGATGTTCGGAAAGCCCCGGAAGTTGGCGACATTGCCAAACTTCGTCCCGCAGATCGTGATCCGCTTGTCGCATCCGGCTCGGATCGTGAAGGTGTCCGCCCCGGCTATGGCGCGCACTGGGGCTTCCAGCAGCGTCAACACGGCGACGCCGTCGACAAGGTCGTGCGCCAGCACCTCAGCCCGCCGCCCGGCATTGGCCCCGCTTGTCCAGTCGAGGGTGCCGAACGTGAACCAGCCGGAGGTGAAGCCTCCAAGCCCCGAGGCGGTGAAAGCTCGGTCGCGCAGCAGGTCGATGATTTCGCCGGTGCCCTTGAAGGCCAGGGCCTCGAGATTGACCCCACAGCGCGCATCGCCAAGGGCGGCATCGCAGCTCGCCTGAAACGTCCGCCCGACCGTCTGGCCCAGCACATGGGCCAGCGATCGCACCTCGGCGACGAAGGCCAATCGCCCCCGCCGGATCTGGCCAATTGCCCCGCGCCGCATCAGCAAGCGCAGGGAGGTCTCGGCCCAGTTCACCCGCCAGACCTCGACGCCCGCATTGTCCCAGCGGCCGTCGAGAATGTCGGTCTCGGTGATCCGGTCCGACGACAGCACGCCCTGGGCGTCCTGCGCATCCACGGACAGGTCCGATCCCGATCGCACTTCCGAGGCCGCAAAACCGCTCTCCGGCTCGAAATCGGTGCCGTCAAACGTCAGGGTTCGATCATGGTCGGTGAAGCCGAGCGTCACCCCATCGGCTCGCACGATCCGCCAGCACCAGGCCAGCGTCGTGGTGCCCTCGTCGAGATGGGCCTGAAGCGCGGGCGGGAGCGCTTTCACTTCCGCCCCCAGCCCCGCCACAGGGCGACCGAGGCCAGCGCCGAGGAAATCACGCCTCCGGCCGTACCGGTCAGGGCGTACAGATTGAACGGGCGCAGATCGAAGCTGCCGGTCACCAGATCGAAATCCGCCAGCCCGGCCATGGCCAGCCCGGAGGCGGCAAGACAGGCCAGATAGACCAGCCCGCGCGCGAGGTTCCAGTTCATGATGTTGCCTTTCCTCTGAGAAAATCCATCAGCCGCTGCCACCATGACCGGGTGGCAGGCGATTGGGTCGGTACCGGCAGTGGCACGGTCGGCGGCACCAGCTGACCGGTTGGACGCAGCAGGGTCAGCGCCTCGGCTTCAGTCAGTCGCCGGATCGGTCGCGAGAAATCCACCCGTCCGTTGCGATCGACCGACCAGACCGGGATGGTGCCGGTCGGATAGCGGCCATCGCGGAACAGATCGCGTTCGGCCTCGCGGCGCGTGCGGATCGCGGCGGGCCGGAGCCAGCCCATGAAACCTTGCGCGGCGGCGGCGCGGTTGCCTGCGTTCAGATGGCGGGTCAGCGACGCTTTCGCGATGCCGCCGGTGTTGTAGTGGAAGCTGACCAGCGCATCGAACTCGTGCGGCTCCAGCGGCACCTTCACCGCGCGCAGCACTTCCGCCTCGTAGGCAACGATGTCGGCGCGGAAGAGCCGGAACGCCTCACGGATCCCGGTTTCCAGATCGGCGGGCATGCCACGCGGCATCCGTGCCGGTTCTGGCGGACCGGCGGCACCCGTATGCCCGATGCCGAAGGTCCAGACGTTTTTGACGTCGAGATAAGGTCCGGGCACGAGTCCTTCGTGCCGGACGAGGGCCAGAAGCCCCCGATCAGTCATGTGCATAGGATTACCCGCAGATGGAGGAAAGGATCAGGATCAGCGCGGCGACCAGCAAGCCGATGCGCAGGCGATGGCTGAAGGCCTGTGCCGGATCGGCGGCGTCGCAGCGGATGGCGCGAGCAAGCCGGAAAAGTTCATGCATCGGGGTTGCCCCCCTTGCCACTGCGCAGCCGGGCGAGGACGACCTCGATGAAGGCGGGGCCGAAGACGCCGACCAGATAGGCGGCCGAGCCCGCTGCACCCCCGGCCGGGATCGCTTGCGACGGCAGGCTGAGCCAGGCAGTGATGACCGCCATCGACAGGCTGCCCATCCCGGCGGCAATCAGCCCGCCGAGCAGGATGTGGCGCAAGGCGTCGCGCAGCCGCATCCGGGTGGTCAGGGCGTTGGTGGCCCCGCCCAGTGCACCCCAGGCCGCCAGGATGACGGCGGTGGAGGTTGCCAGATCGCGCAATGCGGCGGCGATGAAGCCGGTCTCTTCGTTCATCGCCGGATCTCCAAGAGCGGGATGGATGTGATCGACCCGAGCCGCTCGAGGTCGAGGGTGACGTCGAGCATGTCGGTGTCGAAGCGAACGGGGACGTCGAATTCGAAGCCCGCCGTGATCGCGACGCCCGCGCCGGGGGCAGTGGTGAAGGTGACGCTGCCGGTGGTGGTGTTGACGCTCCAGCCCGACATCTGCTCGACCCCGTTCAGGGCGATGCGGACAGTGCCGGCCACCGGCTTGGCGATGGCACGGGTCCAACTTTGCGCGCCGGAAGTGTAGCGTTTCAGCAGGGCGAATGTGTTCACCGCGCCATTGCCGGTGCCGATGGGCTGATCGGTGGGGGCTAACGACTGTGAAGGCAGGCAGGATTTGTAGTCGGCCCAATCCTTGTAGCGAAAACCGTGCAGGCGACCATTCCGGGCTTCGAAGAAGGCCACGACCGCCGCAAGATCGTCAGCCCGGCGGATGCCATAGGCCACATCATAGCGGCGGCGGGAGTTGGCCCAGCTTGCGTTGCGCTCCTCATCGCCAGAGGCCAGTTCGACCACTTGCGTGCGCCGTTCCGGCCCCCCGCGCGCCCCGCGGCTGATGTTGTCGGGGAACCTGACGTCATGGAATGCCATCACATGCCCCTCCGGCCAAGCGACACGGCACGGGCAATGTCGCTCGCCACCTGCGTGCGCGACTGCCGGAAGCTTTCGGCATCGCGCGCCATGATGGTCACATTGACCGCGGGCGCGCTGGATTGGCCGTAACCTGCTGCCTCGCGGCGGGAGAGCACGCGCTCGCCCTTCTGAAGGATCGCCGGAACTTCGTCGGGCTTGATCCCGGCCCAGCCGCCCGCATGCATGCGCGGGGCATTGGCAAAGGCCAGCGCGGGAACCATGCGGCCCGGGCCCGGCGATCCGACCACACCACCCGCGTGCAGGATGTTGGCGAAGAGCCCACCCGCGCCGCCTAGCGCTCCCGACAGGGCGTTGGCAATCGGTCCAAGGATGAAGGTCCGCGCCGCCAGCTTGGCCAGATCGGCGATCATCGACGTGACCAGATCGCGGAAGTCGAGCTTGCCGGTCTTGACGAACTCGCCCACCGCATTCTCGGCCGAGGTGAAGGCCCCGACCAGCGCCTGACCGATATCGCCGCCGATATCGCGCGCCTTGGTGGCATAGTCGGCGAGCGCGGCTGATACGGCACCCCAGCCGGTCGCAGCCTGATCAGCCCCTGCGGCAGCGTCAGCCCCGGCGTCACGCGCCGCTGCGCCCGCATTCCCGGCAGCAGTTGCGGTGTCGCCCAGTTCGGTGTTCAGGGCATCCGCCGAACTGGCGGCATCTGCCAGCGCTGTTTCAGCATCCGTCCCGGTGCCGGTCACCGCGTCGCGCAAGGCCTGCCAACTGGTCAGCGGACGGCCTGCGGCATCGGCCAACATGCCTGCGGCCTCGCGATAGCCGTCGGCCCGGCCACGCGCGTCGTCTGCCATCGTGCCAAGTCCGAGGTCGGGCGGCTCAAGGTAGGTCCGGGACAGCGCGGCTGAGAAGGCATCCGCTGCGGCCGCCCCGGCGGCGGTTGCTGCGCCCTCGAACGGGTTGCCGATCCGCGCCAGCTCCACCGGGTCAAGTGTGCCGATCCGCACCCCACCTTCTCCCACCGCCCAGTCCGGCAGCAGGTCCAAGGCGGCGTTCAAGCCGTTGATGAAATTGTTGATCCGGGTGACGACGCCGTTCAGCATCGCCTCGACGCCAGAGATCAGCCCGTTCGCGGCCTGGAACGCGAAATCGCCGATGGCGCCGGGCAGACTGCCCCAGATTGCCACGGCCGCATCATATGCTCCCTGGAAGATCGCCGCCGTCCGGTCGCCGAAACTGACCACGCCCGCGATGGTGCCTTCGAGCGCCGAGAGCCCGGCCGCCTTCAGCCCCTCCCAGCCAGCGGCCATGTTGGCAAAGGCTGCGTCGAGCGCCAGACCGATGCGCGACCAGACCTCCGATGCCAGATCACCCAGCAGCCGGAAGGCCTCGCCCACACCGCCGACACGGGCCACAAGCTGCGAGAACTGATAGACCAGTTCCCCCGCGCCGACGATCAGCGCGCCAATGCCGGTGCGGATCAGCGCCCCGCGCAGGAAGACCAGCGCCGTGGCGAGGCCGCGTACCGACAGGGCCGCCACTGCCAACCCCGCCACCCAACGACCCGCCATGAATGCGGCGAAGGTCGCGGCATAGGTGGCAAGCCGTGCGAGGTTGTCGAACACGGCGATGATTGCACCGCCGATGGGCCCGGTGCCGCGCGCCATATCGGCCAGTGCAGTCGCCACCGTCTCCAGCGCCGGGGCGACAGCGGCGGTCAGGCGGTTGGTCAGGCCGAGCCAGATCAGGCTCAGCTTGGCGATGGCATCGCCGGTGCGTTCGATCTGCGCCGCGTCGGCCGCGCTGACCGCCACCCCGAAATCCTGCACGTCCTGCGCCGCCTCCCGCAATGTGGCGGCGTCGATGCGCAGAAATGCCAGCGCCGCCCGGTCACCGAAGAGGTCGGATGCCACGGCGGCGCGTTCGGCCTCCGGCACGAACTGGTTCAGGGCCTCCTGGATGGCGACGATGCGCTGATCGAGCGGCAGCGCCTGCAATTCCGCCGCTGTCAGGTTCAGCCGTTGCAAGGCCCCAACAGCCGATCCGGACCCAGCCGCCGCTTCCGACAACCGCGTGGTCAACTTCTTGGTGGCCTGTTCGATCTCGCCCATCGACACACCGGCCAGTTCTCCGGCCCATGTCAGCACCTGCAGGCTTTCGACCGTTGTCCGGAGCGACGCTGCCATGTCCGCCTGCGCACCGATCACGTCGAGGCCGGACCGCACCATTGCCACACCCGCAGCGGCTGCGGCTGCCGTGACCGCTGCCAGCGCAATCCCGGCTTTGCGGGCGAAGCTGCCGAGCCTGGCATTGGCCAGTTCCATCTCGGAGGACAGGCGGCCGAAACCGCGCGTGCCCGCCTCGCCGATGCCTTCCAGTTCGGCTCGGACTTGGCGGCCGCCTTCCGCGACCAGCCGGACACTGACGCGTTTTTCAGCCATGTACCTCTCCGATCTGTTCGTTCAGCTTGCGCACCATGACCGCCTCGATCTCGGGCAGCAGTTCGGCGGCGATCAGGGTGTTGATCCCAAGGGCCTGCGCCATGGCGAGGGCCGCGCCCATGTCCCAACCGAGCACAGCGCCGGGGATGACCCGCAGCTGGCCGCCAAGACGACCGACCAGATCCCAGACCTGCCAGCCCTCTGTCGTCTGCGGCCGGTTCAGCCGTGCGGGGCAGTCAGGGCAACGCCCTGTGCAGGCCGCGCAGTAGCGGTCGCCCCCACCGAAGGACCATTCGGCAAGGGCGCGGAGACGTTTTTTTCCGCGTCCAGGATCAGTCCCTTGGCGACATATTGGGTCTGGAAGGCTTCGAAGACCGGCCAGATTTCCAGAAGGGCATCGACGCCTTCGGGCGAGACCGGCACAGCATCGCCCGCGTCATCGCCTACCCCCTCCCAATCCAGCACCGCGCGGCG